CCACCTTTTATTACTCCACCTGCAATAGTCATTATCTTTCTCCTTTATGAACTAACTTTACCCCAACCACGGAGAGCTTTACCTACTCCACGGCCAGATTTAATTTTACCACCATGTTTACGTCCTACTACACTCATACCAGCTTCACCAGAACGAATCATATCTTCAAGATCATCTAATTGATCCTGTCCAATTCTCTTTCCACGCATACCTTCATATATCTGGGAAGCTGTACCAGGTGGCATTGGACGTAACTGTTCTTCAATTTGTTCATATGGTTCTAAAAATTTCTTTTCTCTATCAGAAAATGTTTGAGCTTTAGATTTTAAACGTCCACTAGGATCTTCTACTACACTACGTTTTTGACGAGGATATTTAACTTTAGGTTTTCTACTCCCTCGTGGAACAGCATCACCAGTATGTGGAGAAGCTCTCCTACCTTGGCGTATTAACATTTGTTCTCTTGCTCCACCTGCTGTAGAACCTCCACCACTACTACTACCTTTAGCATCTCTCTCTTGTTGTTTTCTTAGTTTACTAAATTCTCCACGTTCTTCTTTAGTCATATGAGCTAAATCTTTTTTAGTCCATTTCTTTTTAGATTTAGGTTTCTTTGTCTTACTCTTCTTCTTTGCAGCATCTTTTGCAACTGATTTAATAGCTTTATCAACTCTAGTTTTACCTAAATGATGTTCTGCTAAATCTTTACCAAACTTTCCTGCAAATTTTCTAGTATCTCCTGTCATTATAGAAGGCTGCTTACTTAATACTTTTGCAGCTTTAACAGCCTTTTTAGCTAAAGTAGAAGCACCTTTAACTGCAAGATTAACTAAAGCTGTAACCATCTTACTGACCTTCTCTTTTATAAGTAGTACTGTGATCTATAGGGAAACTCTCACCCTGTGGATAATCTACATTACATACAGCATAGATAGGACCATGAACGGCTGGACCTGTATGTGCTGCACCAAACCCCTGACCTGTTGGCTTTGCTACGGGTAGCTTTGAATCTTCTTTTTTAATAGCCATTATGCTTTCCTCCGACTTAATTTACGTAGTGTTTTAGCAAACCTTGCTCTCTGTCCTAGCTTACCCTTTTTCTTAGCAGCAGCATTTAATTTTGATATAGGAATTTTACCTTTTTTAATTCCCAATGCTTTTCTTAATGCTCCAGGTTTCTTTATAGCTTTTTTAATATTAAGTTTCTTTTTCTTAGACATCTTTATAATCCTTAATTATAAAATGAAGCTACAAATTTAGCATCTAAAATCATTCCACCTTCTTTTTTCTTTTGAACTTTTTTCTTTTTCTTTAGTTTTAGAATTTTATTATGTAAACGGTGAGAGTCGGTTGCAATCAAATCTTTGTGAACTTTATCATCTCCCCACACCTCTTGGGTACTCCCTAATAACCAATTTTTGGCCTCCATTGTTCCAGTTTTCCCAGGTTTATATTTACCCTTTCTATCCAAAACTGTTACAGGAAGAGAAGTTGCACGATCTGCTATCGCTTTTGATCTTTTTATCTTCCTACCCTTTTTATATTTAGTTACTTTCTTATTTCCTGACATTTTAATTTCCTTCCCTATATTAGCTCTACTAATAGCCATTAGGTTGATCCTCTAATAAGTGTATCAGGTCCACCAGCAGGGCTGGCATTAACAGCCATATCATCCTGTCTAGTCCTACGTGCCTGATTACGTAGTGCATTAATGTGATACTGATACTGTGTTTCCCATAATTGGGTAGATGTTTGATCTTTCATAAATAAAGATGCCTCTACCATACATGCAGTAAATAGAGAATCATAACAAAAATCTGTAAAGTAGTTGGAAGTAGTTCCTGTAGAGGTAAGCGTAGTTGGCCTCACCACAGCCATAATTTCTCCATCATGTGTAGAAGCTGGTGTAGGAGCAATTCGTATCTCAGTATTACCTCTATATGCATAATAAATCGGAGCACTCGTACTGGCACTTACGGGCCAGAAATCATTAACATATTCTATAGTACGCAATAACATATTCTTCCTTGACCCATCTTGAGTCATGGAGAAATTCCTAACGATACGACTACCACTAGGAATGGTAACAATAGCTGTGCCTGATGGGATCGCTATAGATGTATATACATTTAGACCATGATCATCTAAGTCAGTAGTTAGTTTATTTTCTGCCTTATTAACAATCTTTGGTAACTGTGTCGCAAATTCTGTTGAATCATTCTCTGTTGTATTTTTTACATCCGTGATCAAGTAATCATAATCAGGCATGATTAACCATAATAAATCATAACAGTAGAATCAGATGTAGGAGCAGATACCATAATCTTACCTAAGAATTTTACACCCTGCTCACCAAAATAAGTATCACGATTACCAGCAAACTTAATACGAGTCAAAGTCTTTTCAGTATTAACCGAAGTAAAAGTATCTGTGATATTACAAGTTCCAGTAACAGCAGCCGTAATACCAATAAGACGAGTACCTACTGCAATAACATCTCCCATTCCACCAGTAGCAGTTGTTGGAACAGTTGAGGTAGAATAATCTATAGGTTGTCCACTTCCAGTAACTGTTGCAGTCTTAATATTTGTAGCCATATTCTTCCCTTCAATCTAAGAAAGAGTAGAAGAGAGTTTTTACACTCTCTCCTATTCCTTTGGTATTAGCTACCTGCACTACCGAAATAACCACGCCAATCAGAAAACCCAAAGCTATAACGCTCACGAGCCTTGAAGCGAAGGTTGCCAGTATCAAAATCAGGTTCCATCTTAGTTTGAAGTGGAACACGATTAAACATTTTGGCACCATTTGGTACATCAGTTTTAATGAAGTAGTCGTTAGTGTTTGTAAACCTACGATTCACAAAGAACCCATCAGGAACCATACCCATATGACGAACAGCATTTATACTATTCTGGGCATAATTTCCATCACCAGTTCCACCAGCCGTAGTCGTACCAGGCGAGTGCAGAATTTGATCTGCCGTAGCCCAGAGATCAGGTGGGATATGAAGTGATTCAGCCGAAGCACCAATCAGAATATTCCGATCATCTTTGATCTTCTGAATACTCGTCAAAGCAGTTTCTAAAGCAGCTTCCGAAAGATCCGAAGCAGCCATTAGATTAGACTGATTTACCCCTGAAACCGTTGGGTGTGATGCACTACAAAATGCTACGCCATCTCCACCAACCCAAGCAGCAGCAGTACTGAATCCATTATTAAATACATCAGCACCCTTTACTTGCTTAGTGTTTGCCATTGCACGAGCAAGACCACGAGCACGAAGTTTGGAGAACGTATCATAAAGATTGTCTTCCATAGCTTCTTCCGTGATTGCAAATGCGAGAGCAACCGTTTCGTTGGTGTAACGAGAAACGTAAGTTTCTTGTGCGGTATCGTAGCTGACTGCCGAACCTTCACCCTTTACAGGTGCAGTTCCGAAGCCAGTGAACATTACCTCTTCTTCGAAAGCACGATCAGAATTTTCACTTTCATAAAGCGGTGCTAGTTCATTATTAACCTCCCCGTACTCAAGACCGAATACGGCATTAAGACCAGGAAGGAGTTCTTTGGCAATACTAGCTCTTGAAATAGCCATTTTCTATCCTCCCTTAAATTGGTGCAACAACACTAGCATTAACAGCAAACTGATCCATCTCACTACGCAGTATTTTAACTGCCATAATAGGAAATGCATTGTCTGCGGCAATAGCAATGTCGTTACCAGGTACGTCTTTAACGCCAACGGCCTTTACTTGGGCAGTTGTCGCTACTCTTGTAGCAGCCTTCAATCCAAAACCAGAAATACCAGTAGCAGTACTTCCGCTTCCAAGTGTAAGGTCAAAATTAAGATAGATATCTCCTGCCGTACATGAAGCATCTGCTCCAATATAGTACGTCATATCAGGATCTACCATTACCATTGCTTCAATATTACTAGCTGAAGTATTTGCTGGCCAATATTTCTTCCATGTTGGCACACCATCAGCTTCATAATATACGCCTTGGAATACACCAATAGCGTAATCAGCAGCGGCACTTACTGGCTCAATATTTCCCAAGCTCACTTTTACAAGATCACCTGTAAACATATCACGGGCATCAGCAGATGCAATTGGCAACTTTTTGACACCAGTACTATTAGCACCAGAACCATATACACGTGCAGGATGAAGACCAGTTAGGGCTTTAGTATCCATTTAGTCTCTCCTTTACATAATCAAACCAAAAGACTTAGTCCTGAAATCTAGGACTCTTTCCTTTAGTCACGGTTGATTTACTATTATTAAAAATGGGCATACGAGAATCAGAACTGTTCATTAATTGGCTATTAACAGCATTCATTAAATCATCAGCCTTCTTTTCGAAATACTCCTTTCTCGCTATTGCACGACCTTCAGGCATTTTAGCAAGAGCTACATCACCCCTAACAACTGTACCTGCATAGCGACCTCCCTCTTTCACGATAGAGCTTACACTCAATTCTGGTACTTCATCTGGTGTTACGAACACCCATCCATCTCGCATACGTTTACCTACATTTTGGTAGTCATCCGCACCACGAAGTTGGATTCGTATCCAACGTAGAACCATACCCTGATTTAGAAATCTTTCCTGCACCTCTTCAGGTATTGCAAGATAGTCTTCTTCCTCAAATGTATACTCCTCGTCTCTTGTTTGATTTTCCCTTACTTGAGAATTACGTGATTCTGTCCGTGCCATGATTATTATCCTCCACGCTTATTCATTACTACATTGGTATACTCGCCTTCTGCTTTATCAACTTTAAGCTTCTCTGCTGCATACACTTCAAGTGGTATCTGCCATTTGTTAGCTAATCGAATATCTTCTTGGTTTAACTTAACCTTTCGATTACTGGCAGTGCTGGGTGAGCGTGACGTACCAGCTACTACTTGAGCAGGTGACGTTTCCTGCTGACGGGGTTGTGAATCAGTCGCTTTAGGTTCCTCTCCAAATTTATTAGGAAAAGTATCTTTAAGACGAGTATTCACTTCTTTATAAAAATCGTCATCAGAAGGATCAAATCCCTCTGCTTTTAATTGTTTATCAATCTCTAAAGCACCGTAGGTCATAATCTGATCTTTACCAAACCAGTCATTTTCAGATGCCCATCTCATTGCTTTAGGATCAGGTTTAAATTCTTCCTGTTGCTGTTGAACCGTCTGTTGGTTCTGTTGTGTTTGTTCATATTGTGTTAAGGCTGTCTTAGCTTCATCAATACGTTGTTTCTCAAATTGAGCTTGATTTAAAATTTCCTGTGATTGTAGTAGCTGTTCCTTATCTCCATTATCAAATGCATTTAGATATGCGGCCCTAGCTAAATCAATCTTATCATCAACTTGTTTTGAACTTAATTCAATATTCTGTTTAACATTAGAAGTAACTTCAGTTTCTTTTGTAGTTAGTCTTGATTGAAGCTGACTATTACTGTGCATTAATTTTTCAATTTCTTCATCACGTTCCTTACGTTGACGAATCAATTTACGTATTCTTTTTTCTGCCCCCTTAGTTTCAATACCCTCTAATTCAGGATCATCATCTTTAACTTCAGGTTCTACTACGATAGGTTCTGGTTGGGCAGCAGCTTCAGCAGCTACTTTTTTTACATCTTCATCAGAAACCTCTACATTGATCCCTGCTTCTTCTGGAACCGTAATTTGATTCCAACTACCATCTTCACTTTCTTCTACTTCAATTTCTTTTTCTTCTGCCATAATATTCTCCGTTGTTGACGAATCAAACGTATTTACGTCTTATTATTAATATTATACACTATTACTAACCTAGTACGCAACTTTTTTTAATGACTTAGATTAAATGTTGGATCTAAGTGTGTGGGGGAATCTACTCGCATTAGTATTTGGTCATCAAATAATAGTATAAATCGTTGACCTTGGTAGAATAATTTAGTTCCTGTATGTTTACCATAACATACATAGTCACCTTCTTTACACCACGGTCCTTTAGGAAACTTATTCTCATCCTGATAAGCTAAGTCACCCACTATTTCTACCTTACCTACCGTAGTAAGATAAGCTATATCATCCTTTAGTGAGTCTGGAATAAAGATACCACTCTTAGTCTTTTCCTTTACGGAAAAAGGTCGGACCAGAATATGGA